TTACAGCAGTTCCTCCTGCTTTCCAGTTCCAAGATACATAGTCATCAGTTCCTTGATTAATAAAGTTAGCATTAGTTGTGCCACCAGTTAATGTAAATCCTCCTCCACCACTTCCATCACTATCAAAACTAGAAAGATAACCATACTGACTGTTTGTGGCTTCTAAACTATCGTTATCAGATTGTAGCATTTTACCTGCCAATCTAACTGAATCAAACAAAGTATGAGATGTGCCATCAGAACTTTTGTTTTTTATCCAAACCCAATCTGGTTGAAACCCAACATCAGTAATACTTTGAGTACCACCTGCACCTATATCATCTGATGTATATAATGTAGGACTAAAATAATCATCAGCTTGTGTACTCTGTGCAGGACTAATAGGCAAATCATCATCGCTAATATTAGCTGTGCATAATGCTTTGTAACCACTTGGAACGGCATGTTTAAACACCCCTGCTCCCTGACTTGGTGTTTCTGTTCCTATATCCCCACCAGTTAAAGTACCTGCAAAACTTGGGTCTTGTCCAAAATTAACTGTATAAGTAACACCAGTTCCATAAACCATAAAAGTATAGAGACCATTAGGATTTATATAAGAAACTCCATTTGTTGTAGTTCCTTGACTAACACCATTTTTATAAAATGTAATAGTATCAGCATCAACATCAACTGCTATACCAATAATATCTCCACTTGTATAAGTAGCACCATAACTTGCCGTAACGGCAGATGCATTTATTGCTCTACTATATTGGTCACCATTTTGTTTATAAAATATTCCTCCATTATCTTCAAAACTACCACCTCTATTTGGATTTAGTCCTTGAGTAACGTCAATTACACCAACGTAAGAATTACTTCCTCCACTTACATATACTTCTGCATAAAAATTACCACTAGAAATTGCTTGATTTGCATTACCACTATCGTTATTAGAATAATATTTTAAATTACCCTCTGAAAAAGTTCCAGATACTTCACTTGATAAAGGGCAAATGGTCGCAAAGTTATTCTCTGGACTATCGGGCATATCACAATCTTCAGTATCTACAGCATTGGTATCCCAATGATTAAGGTTGCCACTAGTATCTGCACCTACTGTTGTAGTTGAGCCAGTACCAGTTCCAGTTTTATTGAATTGCAATCTAAATCCATTAGTGCCATATGAACCAGAATATGCTTTAGGTATCCAAACTCCATTCTTTAGCTCTCCAAAGGAGTTAATGTTAAATGATGGATTTGGTGTTCCAGATGTATCAGAAAAAAATGATAGTCCATCAACTAAATTTACTTCTGCTAAATATCCATCAAAATATTGACTAGAATCATATTCCCCTATATATGCAACAACACCTGTTGCTGTTTGATAATATAAGTCTAAATTCTGTATAGGATAATTTGAAGTTGAAAATGAGGTTTCTTCTGTTCCATTTACATATAATTTAATTTTATTAGTATCTGTTCCCTGTGTTGTGTCAAAAGCAACAACTATATGATACCATGCAGAAGGGTCACGAAATAATCTATTTGTTTGTAAATTAAAAGATTCTGTTCCTCCTACCTTTTGATAGATATAAAGTTTGTCATTATCTGCAAAACCAATATAAAATCTATTGTCTGTCGAAGCATATTTAACTAACATTTTATGGTTAGCAGATGGTGTACTTCTTTTTGCCCAAAAACTAAATATTAATTTATCATCATCATCTGCTGTGCCAAAAGTTTTTTCTAAAGAAGCACTACTTGCACTATCAAATCGCAATGACTGGGTAGCAACTCCATTGTAGAAATTTGGTTGTTGATTTGATAGCCATGATTCAGAACTAAACATATAAATTATCCAAAATTAAGTGCAGGAACGCCAAGTAAAATAGAATTATCTGCTTTGATTATATATGGAACAACATCATAAGCACTATTTGCAGATGATAAGGTTAATTCTGCTGATCCAGCAGTTTCATAATCAGTTCCCAAAGTAACAGTGCCTGCAGAGCCACTTGATGGTTGAATAAAAACTATAATTCCAGTTTGTCCTACATTACCTGCTTCTGTAGTTGGATTGGCTAAGGTATTACTGCCAGATGAAAGTGTTACAAAAAAATTATTATAAGTATCAAAATCCAAAGTTAATCCAGAACTTGTATTTGTATTTGCCTTTTGTGCAACTGCTAAATTTAAAGCACCATCTTTTATATTTAGAGAATCAACTGTAACCCCTGCCCCACTTTGTTGTTCAGCTATTGCATTAACTGTAAGTGTACTCATTTATAATACTCCTTTATATTATTCATATATTATCCATCCTTCTGTATTATTTGCTTGATAGACATTTTCATTCCAATAATAAATGTTGCCATCTGTAGGATAATCAATAGGTGCTTCCCATTGGCAAGTTATTTCATTTAACACCCAAGATGCATATGGTTTTGGTGGTATAAAAGCATCTCTATCTTCATCATATGTATATCCTAACCCTGCGAAATTCTTTCTTAAAGGTGTGCCACCTAATTTATGGACTCCTGCTAAAGTGTTATAGGATGTTTGCTTATAGACATCACCAGTTCTAGCAGACAAAACATCTTCTTGACCATCATCTTCATCTCTTGCAACTGTGACATAGATCACTATATTATTTTCATCTAATTTTGCAAAATGTGCCATTTATACCTCACTAAATGTAACAGTCTCAGAAGTGGTTGATGTTGCTGTTACTGAGTAAACTCTAAACCCACCACTAGCTGAACCACCACTTGATGTTACACCACCACTAAAAGTTGCTGAGTGTGTGTCAGGTATCTTAATAATAACTATGCCTGAACCACCAGAACCACCTGTGCCTTGGTTATTGGCAACAGAACTTGAACCTCCTCCACCTCCTCCTCCAGTATTTGCACTTGCACTATCTCCTGTAGAAGCTGCAGCACCATTTCTTGCAGTTCCATTAGCACCACCACCTGAACCACCAGTACCTCCAGAGCCAATATCATCTCTGTCATCACCAGCACCACCGCCACCTCCACCACCACGAGTTACTGATGAACCTGTTATACTTGAAGCAACACCTGCTCCTCCATTTCCTCCAACACCTTGTCTTTCAGCACCTGTTCCATTTGCCCCAGTAGCACTTGCACCACCACCTCCAGAACCACCAACAGTACTAAGACTACCAGAACCACCATCAAATCCTTGATTAGCAGTTCCAGAACCACCACTTCCATTATATCCAGCACCACCACCTGAACCACCATCTCCACCTGCACCAGAATAGCCACCACCTAAACCACCCCCAAGAGATACAATAGTTCCTAAAACAGAGTTTCCTCCAGTTGAACCTGCAGTGCCAGTAGCACCACCCGCTCCACCCGCACCTACAGTCACTGTGTGTGCCATGTCGACTGTAGCATTAAAAGCTGGCTCAGCAGAAGCACCACCACCACTAGTACCAGCAGAAGTTCTATATCCTCCAGCACCACCACCACCATGAGCACCAGCACCACCACCACCTGCTAAAACTAAAAAATCAACATTAACAAAACTAGCTAGTCTTTTACCAAATCCATATGCGGATGAACTTGATGAAGCTAATGTTGAAATCATAGGCATTAAGCAAAATCCACTAGTGAAGCTAGTACTGTAAATGTAGCATCAGCAGTTTTAATTATTGTATAAGTATAAGCATCTACACCACTAGCAGTACCTTCTGTTGGTGCTGATCCACCTTGCCATTTAGGCGTTACTGAAGAACCATCAACTTGAAAAGCTGAATTATAATAAGCAGTACTTCCTTGTGTAGTTAGAAAAACAACTGTTAAAGTTTCGCCTATAGACATTATTGAGTTAAGTGTATTTGAGCCATCTGCCCTTACATTAACAGTCCAGTTTGCAGAAGCATCAGTAGTATAATATAAAACTGCTTGTGTAAGAGCATCAAAATTTATAGTTCCAGTTGCAGCGGTTGCTGATATTGTAATTTTTTCTTTAGTCTGCTGTAGTTTAATTGTGTCTGTAAAAGTAACGCCAGAATTAGTTACTCTTTCAAGTATATTAGATACTGTTAATGTACTCATTCTGCATTCTCCAATGCTATTATTCTAGCTTCTAGTTCTTGTATGGTTTTTACAAGTAAAGGTACAAGTTTACTTTGGTCTATACCTTGATAGACAGGGTTGCCATCAGCATCTACTTCATTGTGCGTGCCACTAATTGCTTCAGGTACAACTGATTGAACTTCATGTGCTAAGAAACCATCTACTGTTGTATCTGCATCTGCTATGAAGTTAAAACGTACTGGATTAAGTTGCTTCAGTCTAGTTGTTGCATCCCAATCTGTTGTTACGTTTTCTTTTAGTCTATGGTCTGAGGAAGTGTTGTAAGCTGTAGCTGAACCGTTGGTAGTGATTGTGCCAACAGTTGAACCATTATAATTGAATACAGCAAAAAAACTCGCTGTGTGGTCTATACGACTCCACAAAGCAGTAGTTCCAGAGGTGGCTTGATAAGTTTTTAGTGCATCTTGTGCTGTATCATTATAAACCCTAACACGACCACTATTTAATGGAGATGCACCTGTGTTATTTATCAACAAGTTGCCACTGGTGTCTATACGCATACGTTCTGTACTAGCATTGATAAACTTTAAATTACCAGACCCATCTTGCCTTATTGAATGATTTGTTGAGTTACATTCTAATAAAAGGTTAGCATATGCGTTATCACCACCAGAGATTTCAACTTGTGCAACAGCACTACCTTGTGAATTGTTGGTATTTTGCACTTTAATGCCACCAGTGTCGTTGCTACTTCTCTCTATATCAAGGTTTGTGTCAGGACTACTAGTACCAATACCAACATTCTGACTTGCATCCACAGTCAATGCAGTTGTATTAGCAGTCTTTATTATAACTTGGTCGTTTGTTGATAAATCTAATCCACTATCATTATCGCCAGATTGATTTACTACATTATCTACTTTAATTGTTGAAGTCATGATATCACCAAATTCCCATCTACAGTTAATGTTACGCCTGTTGCTATAGAAAGACTAAAAAAACATCCTGAATTATCACCAGAGGCTATCGTTGTATTGGTATTTAATTCTTGTTCATGTGTTCTGAAGATATCGCCTTTACCATTCGTAGTGTCTCCAGTATTTCCATTATCACCTTGAAAGAATCCTGCCCCACCCGCTGCGGGCTCTTCTAGAGAAACTAGACCAGTGCTATCGTCATAGGTCATTAAATAATTATCTTGACCAGCACCCACTGTTTGATCAGCATCAAATGTGTAGTTACCTATTAATACGTTGCCAGTTCCATCAGGATTTATATTTATGTTTGCATTAGACGAACTAACAATATTTTGTACATTTAAATTGGTTAAATTTAACAAAGCAAGTGCATCTGTTACTGCTGCCCCTGCTCCTGCACCATCCATGTATATTACTTTAGTTGCCCCATTAGGAATGGTAACATTTGCCCCACTCCCTTGAGATATGTTAATAGATTGACCACCTGTTGTGGCGTTTTCTATATACTGAAGCCTACTCATATCGTTTGGTGCTATAGTTAATGTTCTTGTGGCAGTTAGTGTCGCTGAGGATGTTACCTTAAAGTACATTGCTCTAGCTGGATCAGTTGCCCCATCTGCTACTGTCGCAGTAGCGTCTGCATCACTTGTAAAACAATCCTCAGTGGCATAACTTAAACCTTCGCCAATCAATTCTAGATTAGTGTTTGTTATTGTGCCCCAAGTTCCTGCGGCATCCCCAGTTCCTAGCTCATTTAATCTAAGGTCATTAAGGTATGTACTAGCCATTTTAGTCTATCCTTACTATTGCTGTAGTCCCTGCTGCTGGAAAAACAATTCTAAATGTACCACTTGATACCGTAAAATCGCCACCAAAGTTTAGAACTGCTATTGCTTTATCAGCGTTAGTAGAATTGTAGATTAATGCTCCTGCAGCAGTAAAGCTTGCACTTGTCCACTCTGGATCATCAGCGTCAAAGTAAGCTGTGCCACCTGAAGTTGTTGCATTTGCTGTTGCTACTGTTTGGTTTGTTAGTGTAACACCTCCTGCAGTATATCCAGTTCCACTAACCTCGTTAGTTGCACTATATGCAGTTGTGGTCGCATTTATTGTGGCAGAACTTGTGTAAAGAGCTATCTTTATAGTGTCTGACGCTAAATTGTGACCTTCCTGCAATATTTCAGACTTAAATGAAGTCGCCATTGCTTGTGTTATAGCCATTTGTTAAATACCTCCTTCGTATTCTGCTCTGTAATTACGTTGCATCTCTTGTTGAAATAAAGCTATTGCTTCATCAAACTGTGCTTTATACAAGTTTACACTATCGGGTGCCTTTAGAAAAGAGGAACTTTCATATAGACAAGCTGACAGCAAAACTTGCTCTGCATTATCTCCAATCCAATTATTAGAATTAGATGAAGACAATCCTGTTTCTAGACCCACAAAATCCACCTCATAAGCAAGAGTTGCTGAAGGTACTGGGCCCAGTAATATTGTTATTCCATTTGTGTCAGCATCTTTTGTCGCATACATAAATGGCGTTCCTTGTGTAGAGGCATTAGGAACATAATCTCTTAAATATGAATCTAATCTGTGTTTTAAGTATATTACATCACTATCTGTTTTGGTTACTGATACTTGCCTAATCATTCTAGCGTTAGCTACTGCATATTCAGCAGTTCCTATAACAAGGTTGCCACTCTGCTTTTGTCTGTAACAAGGTAGACTAGGCAATCTAGCAAATATCATTGCCTCTGCTTGTGTTATGATGTCTGGTATAGAATTTTGAAACTCTGTACTATCGTCTTCCATAAAGTTCTGTATATCTGATACTAAGTTTGTGTAATTCATTTATTCACCCCATGATCCTTCACTCCAAGCACCCTCACCCCATCCTCTGTTTACTTCTAAGGTGATTATGCCTATAGCTCCTGTTCCAGCCAATCCAGTTTCAATAGCTTCAGATACACCAACTTCTTCACCAATGTTTCCAGTTGCACCTAAACCACTTAATCCAGTGACTTGTAATTGTACATTACCATTGCCAGTCTCGTTAGTAAATCCAACTGCTCCAGTTCCTGCAAGTCCAGAAGGTAATGTGTCTATTTCAAATACAGAAGTGCCTGTACTGTTTACTATTGATGTTGATCCATTCGCACCATCGAAATGTAATAATACAATTGTGTTTCCATCAGTACTATAAGCTGTTGATGGTGTTGCAAAAGATGTGCCTGAATATCTGTCAATGTCTGAAATTCTAAGTTCGTCTATGTATCCTGCCCAATTATTAGAGCCATTGAAATCAGAGCCAATATGTATATCTGCAGCAGTTGCTGTCACACCAAATGTTGTAGAACCTTCACTCGTTCCATTTACATAAACTGAATAGGTATTGCCAAATGGATCGCCCCTAGCGACAGCTATGTGAACCCATGTATTGGCAGAGAATACATTATTTATATTAAATAGCGTTACATTCCCTCTTAAAACTAATAAATTGTCACCCGCTTGGCGTAGAGCTATTGCATTATTTGATGTTGAGTCTCTGCTATCGTAGAATATTTTGTCTTGTGTTCCACTAGTTGGGCGAACCCACATATCAACAGTAAATACATTTGAGCCAAAATTATATGTCTCGTTAGAAACAACACTATCATTAACACCATCAAGGAATAAGCTTGAAGTTCCAAATTTTTGTTGTGTTGTTGAGAGTTGTGCACCATTTTGTGCTGTAAATGTTAATCCACCTTGTTCGTTAAAAGCACCAGTTCCTGCAACTCCACTTGCAGTAATTTCTGATTCTGGTTCAAAAACCCCAATTGCCCCTATTCCAGCTTCACCACTTGGGTTAGCCTCTTGCTCAAATGTTAAAGTGCCAGTTGCACCAGTTCCATTAACGCCATTAACATCTATATCAAGGGTAATAAACAATGTTGGAGTACCTATTGCACCAGTCGATGCCACTCCAGATACTGTTTTAGTTGCATTGATTGTTACCCCTAAGAATCCTATAGCACCTTTGCCTTTAATTCCAATACCAGTTTGGGAACGCTCAACTCTAGAAGCAAATATGTTTTGTGCATAACCAAAAAATATATCTACATTTTCAGGGTCATTGTCTGGTCGTGGTTGGAATAACGCAGTAGCATCTACAACATTTTTTGCTGGCGTTAATTGTGGGTGTTTCGGTTCCCATTCGCTAGGCTCAACACGCAATCCATCCCAAGTCGTCTTAAGATCAGTATATTTAATCTTAAAACCACTTCTATCGCTTATCGCTACAGATTTTTTGCCACTAGCTAATTTCGCCATTATGTCATATTCAACGCAGTTGGCTGAACCCTCAAGCTTACGCCATCATTATCACTTGATGCCGCAAAGTTAAAAGACCTTTCATACATCTCGTTTAATAACTGAAATTTCTCTGGTGCATATTTCATAGCCAATTTAGAAGCTAACCCAGCACATATAGTGTCACTCCATCTATATGGCACATCTGCATCTTGATTAGATAAAGTAACATCCTCTAATTGGTTCATAGCCCAATAAACTAAAGAATATGTAGATGTATTAGGTACTGACCAAAAATAAACTACTGGCGTATATTGCCTATCTATCATATACTGACTTGGTTTTCCTGCAGTATCTTTGTTTGGCAATTGATTATAATCTTGTATTGTAATTCTATTAATAATTTGATCTGTGTTACTTGAGCTATCTCTTATAACTGCGTCTAATATATCTATAGTTCCCACTGGAAGTGTATAACTCGTAGTACCATTAACTAA